ATAGTAGTTCCCCTTGCAGTAGCGGAGCGGGTTGAGGTTGCAGAGCCAGCGTTTGTTCCGTCCTTCCTGAAGGACGATCCTATATTTAAAAACGAGCAAGAGTATTTGGCGTCCAAAGGTGGCAAGCAGGTGATCAAGCCCGTGCCGCCTGAGATCTCTGAACCTGTTAAGGCGCGTGTCAAGCGTGTGGTCAAGCCCAAGCCGTTGCCCGAGCCGAACCCGACCATGTGGGGGCGGGTCAAAGCCAAACTGCGTGGGTGGCTTGCATGAAGTGTCCTCAATGCTTTGAATCAATGAGAACCAAAGACACGCGGCAGTGGAAAGACCCCGCCAGAAATTTTGATTGGGTCGAGCGGCGCAGAGTATGTTCTTTATGTAACCATCGCGTGATGACAATCGAGATGCCCAAAGAAGTTTGGACTAAATATACGGAGAATAGAGATGACTAAAGCTGAAGCATGGAAAAAATGGTGGACAGAAACTCACGGGCAGAACATGCCGATGGGTGGATACCATCCGATGGAAGGACACGCGCATGATGCGTTTACGGCAGGATGGGATGCGGCAGATAAACAATCTCAGGCTGAGATTAATCATCTCAAGGGGCAACTGATGCGTGCTAACACGAACGACGGCGCATACAAAGCGGCGTTCTTGGCTGGTCAGATGACAGCGCGGGGTGGGAGTTGGAAGTGAAGTACAGGGCAAAGAAGCCCCGTCGCAATCAACTGTCTGGTATGAGTCCTAGTCAATTTAAGACCTTGCTTAAACGGCGTGGCTATAAATTAAACCGTGACTTTTTTAAGTGGGGTTCTGTTGCGTACAAAAACGGCAGGGCCTACCGATTTAGATATTGGACACCTGAGTTTTTTGTGGACGTTAGTTGCCCAGTAAAAGAGTTTGATAGATGGGCGAATAGCGTAGACAAGACAATTAACTTTGTGAATTGGATTGAGCAATGAGCAAGCCAATGTCCCGCGCTGAGATGAAAGATGAAGTCAACGAAATTTGGAAAGAATGCTTAGATGAAAGGGAAAAACACATGAACGGAATACCAAACAAAAACGGCAAGGTCCGGTTTTACGTGATTGGAAGGGCCGAAGGAGCATCGGCTTATCTTGGTTGGTATGACATGACCGATTGGAATGAAGGCTGGAAAAAAGTATGGGCCGATGCTGAGAATGAAATGTGTCTAAGGACTCGGGGCAACGTGGAGTTTGAAGTTCTACGCCATGATCAGCTAGAAGATTTATCACACAACGTGCAGTCGGCGCTTTTTGAAGCTATGGAAGATCCGGACCCGCGCCCGTGGGTCGGGTTGACTAAAGAAGAAGCAAAAGAAATCTCGATGGCAAATCGACCGTATGTCATAGACATGATAGCCGCGCTTGAAGCGAGGCTGAAGGAGAAGAACACATGAGATACGGAATCCTTGACGACGAAGGCAATGTGGTGCGGTGGGTCTGGCATATGCCGCCATACCCGCACATCGTGCAGAAAATCAAACGCCAGCGTAAACCAAAGCTGGATCTATCCAACGTGCCTGATGCTTTAATATGAAACGAACACTGATTAACTTGAAATGGGATACGTTAAAAGAAGAAGGCGTGGTGTCTACCAAACCAGAATTTGATGATGCGTATCGGATACTGCAACTAGATGCGTTAAAAGACTGGATATACGATCTACAAAAGCTTTACGACAACATTCTTCAAGAGGAGTACCCAAATGCCGCATCCGATAATTGAATACCTAAAGAAGCATGGCGAGTTACCCGCAGCAAAAATTCTTATACCCGAAATGACGCTTGGCGCAGTTAAGAGTGCACTGCGGAATTTCTATTTCGAGGGTGTGCTACTGCGCAGAGAGATCCCTATGGAGGGATGCAATGCACGGATGTGTATGGCATATAGTCTGTCCGGTAAAGCGCCGAGACCCAGAAAAAGACCTCAAACTAATGAAGAAAAGGTAAGGAATGCCGCGCTTAAAAACGAGCCGGGATATGCCTACTATTTGAGAAACTTACCAAGAAATGTTAACCCGCAAGGTAACTGTCAATGAATCTGTTAACCATAGACTTTGAAACGTATTACGATAAAGACTTTAGCTTGTCTAAAGTAACGACCGAGGAGTACATACGCGACTCACGATTTGAAGTCATCGGGGTTGCAGTCAAGGTCAATGATCAACAGACGCAGTGGGCGAGTGGGCCGAAAGAGCTGCTCAAGGAGTGGCTTGCTCAGTTCGATATCCCCAACTCGGTTGTGCTCGCACACAATATGATGTTTGACGGAGCGATCCTGTCGTGGCACTTTGATCTTGTGCCGAGGTTCATGCTCGACACGCTCTGCATGGGACGTGCCCTGCACGGGGTCGAGGTCGGTGCGTCACTCTCCGCATTGGTGCAACGGTACGAGCTTGGAGCGAAAGGCACTGAGGTCATCAACGCACTGGGTAAACGCCGTCAAGACTTCGATGCTCACGCGCTATCACGTTATGGTGACTACTGCATCAACGACGTGGAACTAACGCAGAAGCTCTACCTCGAAATGGTCAAGGGGTTCCCTAAAAAAGAACTACACCTGATCGACATGACCCTGCGCATGTTTACAGTCCCGGTGCTGGAACTTGATACAGAGTTGCTAGACGCGCATCTGATCGAGGTGGTGGACCGCAAACGCCGACTGCTTGAGAACGCCGGGGTGACCCGAGACGAGCTGATGAGTAATCAGAAGTTCGGTGAGCTGCTACATAACTTCGGGGTCGAGCCGCCGACCAAGATCAGCGCGACTACTGGTAAAAGAACTCTGGCTATGGCTAAGAGCGACGAGGAGTTCAAAGCTCTGGCCGAACATCCGGATGAGCGCGTGCAGATTCTTGTGGCGGCAAGGCTTGGTAACAAGTCAACGCTTGAAGAGACTCGCACCGAGCGGCTGATCAGTATTGCTAAGCGGGGCAAGATGCCTGTACCAATACGTTACTACGCGGCACACACGGGTCGGTTTGGCGGTGACGACAAGATCAACCTACAGAACCTGCCGAGCCGAGGGGCAAACGCCAACAAACTCAAGCTGGCAATTATGGCCCCCAAAGGTTACCGGATTATCGATGCCGACTCTGCTCAGATTGAAGCGCGGGTGCTGGCATGGCTGGCCGAGCAGGATGATCTAGTCACGGCATTCGCCAATCGAGAAGACGTTTACAAGAAGATGGCGTCAACGATTTACGGCAAACCAGTAGATCAGATAACGCCCCCGGAGCGGTTTATCGGTAAGACGACCATTCTCGGTGCGGGGTACGGGATGGGTGCGGTCAAGTTCCAAGCCGCACTCAAGCAAGCCGGTGTCGCGGTGGATCTGGACGAGGCGCGGCGCATCATCGACGCATATCGGCACGGCAGTCCGCAAATTGTCAATCTGTGGCGTCAAGCTAAAGGAGTTATTGAATGTTTATCACGCAACGACGACTGCACACTGGGTCGAACCGGTGTACTGACAGTCGAGCCGAACGAGTCCGCAATTCGCTTGCCCAGTGGGTTGTTAATGCGCTACGACGACTTGCAGTCGACAGATGGTGAGCAGGGTCCGGAGTTCACGTACAAGACACGCCGGGGGCGCACGAGAATTTATGGCGGCAAGGTAATCGAGAACGTCTGCCAAGCTATCGCAAGGTGTATCATTGGCGAGCAGATGCTCCGCATCGGGCAGAAGTATAGGGTCGTGCTAACTGTGCATGACGCGATTGCGTGCGTGGTGCGCGAGGAGCAGGTCGAAGCGGCGCAAGCATACGTCGAAGAGTGTATGCGGTGGACGCCGAAGTGGGCGGTAGGGTTGCCGGTTAACTGCGAGTCAGGTGTTGGTCAAAGATACGGTGATTGTTAATGAAATGGTCGTACAGCAGCATTAAGCTGTTTGAGCAGTGTCCACGTAAGTACTATCACCTAAAGATAGTAAAGGATGTGGTAGAGCTTGAGACGGAGGCGTTGCTGTACGGCTCCCGATTCCACGAAGCCGCAGAAAAATACGTGCGTGATGATGAGTCGCTGCCGCCGTACTTCATGTTTGCCAAGCAAACACTTGATAACCTGAAACAAATCCCCGGTGAGCGCTTGTGCGAGTATGAGATGGGCATCACCAAAGATCTTCAGCCGTGCGCGTTTGATGCACCGGACGTATGGTATCGTGGGATTGCCGACTTGCTAATCATTAACCGGGAGAAGCGCGAAGCGCGAGTGGTGGACTATAAGACGGGCAAGTCGTCGAAGTACGCGGACCCCGAGCAGCTAGAGTTGATGTCGCTCTGTGTGTTCAAACACTTTCCTGAGATTACAAGGGTCAAAGCGGGGCTGCTGTTTGTGATTGCAAATGCGCTTGTGAAAAGCCAATATAACGCAGAGCAACAAGATTTCTTGTGGACGAAGTGGTCTGACCGAAACAAGCGCCTCGCGTTTGCCGTGGACACGGGCACATGGAACCCCAAACCCAGCGGCTTGTGCCGAAAACACTGTGCCGTATTAACTTGCTCCCACAACGGGAGAAATTAAAATGCCGTACACCAAAACCCCACGCCCGTATAAACACGAGTACGAGATGCAGTTAAAGCGGGGCGAAATCCCCGCCAAGCTGGAACGCCAACGAGCCAGACGCAAGCTGGACAAGGAGGGCGTACCGCACAAAGGTAAAGACGTTGACCACGTGAAGATGCTCAAAGATGGTGGAAAAAATTCCGACGGGTTGCGTGTTGTGTCGGCACATAAAAACCGCAGTCGGAACGGTCACCGCAAGGGCGAAAGTTGATAGAATAGATGCGCCTATTCGACTGGTTTTCGTGCTGTTCTCCAGTCGCTTTAGGAACTAATTGGGCAGTAGTCAGGTGTGAGTGTGCTGCCCGGGGCACGTCAGTAACCCTTTAACCGCACCAGCCGCCACAGTCCTCACCTCGATTGGGAAGCGGCGCAGAGCCTGAACAGGTACACCCTGTTCAGGCTATTCTGCTTTGAGTAAAAATACTACAGGGTCACATGGAAATCTTTCAGAACAAAGTATTAGTTCTTACACTGCGTGATCCAGCGAAGGTCACGGCAGTCATTCCCAAGAGCAAAGAAGTCGAGAATAACAAGGTATTAGTGCATTGGGGATTGGAAGAAGCACAAGTCTTAAAGAACCTCAAAATAAAAAACGTGCCAAGCCCCATCCTGCGGGACTACAAATGGCCCGGGCTACACAAACCGTTTGCACACCAGAAGTCCACGGCATCGTTTCTTACCCTGCACAAGCGGGCGTTCTGCTTAAACGAGCAGGGCACAGGCAAGACCGGTAGTGTGATATGGGCTGCGGACTACCTGATGAAGACCAAGGTGATCAAACGTGTTTTGGTGATTTGCCCCCTGTCTATTATGGATTCGGCATGGCGAGCAGACCTGTTCAAGTTCGCTATGCACCGGTCGGTCGACATCGCGTACGGCTCAGCCGACAAGCGTAGAGAAATTATCAGGAGTCCAACCGAGTTCGTCATCATCAACTACGATGGAGTCGAGGTTGTTGCAGATGAAATTCTTGAAGGTGGATTTGATCTCATCGTTGTTGATGAGGCTAACGCCTATAAGAATGTTCAGACGAATCGATGGAAGACATTAAAAGGGTTGTTGCAACCTAACACGTGGCTCTGGATGCTGACCGGTACACCTGCGGCGCAGTCCCCGCTTGATGCGTACGGGCTGGCTAAGCTGGTCAACCCCAACAGCGTGCCGAAGTATTTCACCGGATACAAAGAGTCCGTGATGTACAAGCTGACCCAGTTCAAATGGATACCCAAACCGTCAGCAACGACCACGGTGTTTAACGCACTGCAACCGGCAATTCGATACACTAAAGACGAGTGCCTTGACCTGCCGCCCATGACATACGTGGATCGCAAGGTTGAGTTGACCAAGCAGCAAAAGAAGTATTACTTGGCTATGAAGAGCCGGTTTGTAGTTCAAGCTGCCGGGGAAGACATCACAGCGGTGAACGCCGCGATTAACCTGAGCAAGCTCCTACAGATATCTTGTGGTGCGGTGTACACGGACACCAAGGAGACGGTCGAGTTCGACATCAAGAACCGTTATGCGGTGTTGAAAGAAGTGGTTGATGAAGCCGCGCAGAAGGTGTTAGTCTTTGTACCATTCAAGAACGTGATCGAGATGATCACCCGTCAGCTTAACGATGACGGCATAACAGCAGAGGTGATAAATGGCGACGTGTCTGCGAGTCAGCGCACTGATATCTTTAAACGGTTTCAAGATACACCCGAGCCGAAGGTGCTGGTTATCCAACCGCAGTCAGCGGCACACGGGGTTACACTAACCGCTGCTGATACCGTCATCTGGTGGGGACCCACGTCCTCCTCCGAGACATACGCACAAGCGAACGCCCGAGTGCATCGGGCTGGGCAACATCACCCCTGCACCGTGATCAGACTCCAAGGATCGAATGCGGAGAAATACGTTTACACAATGCTTGATAACAAAATAGACGCCCACACAAAAGTTGTCGATCTCTACAAAGAATTGCTTGACAACAAGACAGAAGTGTAGAACACTACACATTCTGCTACTACAACTAGAGGAAGAGGTAACATGGCTGAAGATATTGCAGTAGAGCGGCTAGTCCGCGTCTACTTGAAAATGCGCACCACTCACGCTGAGCTTCTGGCCGACTTCAAGAAGCAGGACGACGAGCTAAAAGCCAGCATGGCTAAGGTCAAGTCCGCGCTTCTGGGCTACTGCAAAGAGCACGGGGTCGAGTCTGTCCGTACCGAGAGTGGGCTGTTCTACCGCACCGTCAAGAAACGCTTTAGCACAAACGATTGGGAGTCGTTTGGCAAGTTTGTTGTCGAGCACGGCGCTACCGATCTGTACGAGAAACGTCTCCATCAGGAGAACACCAAACAGTTCCTTGAGGAACACCCCGACCTGCTTCCACCGGGTTTGAATGTGGATAGCGAATACTCCATCACGGTAAAGAAAAATGGATGAGATTGCGAAGTACGTTTCGATTGAGGAGGTCGCGGAGTATTACACCGTCTCGGTGTCTACCATTCGTGGTTGGCTACGGAAAGATGTGATCCCACCCACGGCTTACCTAAAAATAGGTAATACTTACAGGTTCCGCATCGCTGATGTGGATGCCGCGCTCCGCGCCAAAACGCTGAGCGAGAAAGCTGCACCGGCTCCGGCTGAAGCAGAAACCATCGACCCTGCGGCCCCTGTGCAGTTGGAGTTCGATTTCACCTTTGCAACTGATAAAGACGTTTGAGGATTTTATGAACGACATGACTATTTTTAAGACCGGCCTTCCTTCCTACCTGAAGGCGCTTGAGGATGACACCAGCAGTTCACTTGCTGGCGAAGTCGCCGTATCAGGTCCGTTACGTATCTCGCTCAAGGGCGGCGCGTTCCGGATGATGCAGGGCAATAAAGAAATTCACGTGAGTGAAGATCGGATGCTCAACGCCGTGATTATCAAGGCACATAAAGACGTGCAACGCTGGCATTTTGCAGGGGCGTACGTTGAAGGGCAGAACGCTCAGCCCAAGTGCTGGTCAACCAATTCGGCTACGCCGGATGCCGAGGTCCCTGCTGCTGATCGTCAGGCTACCAAGTGTATGGACTGCCCTCAGAACATCAAGGGGTCTGGTCAAGGCGACGGGCGTGCTTGCACGTTCCACAAGCGGATCGCTGTGATGCTCGACGGCGAGATCAAACAGCGCAAGGTATACCAGATGATCATCCCCGCTAAGTCGGTCTTTGGTGATGCCGAGGGCGGCAAGATGCCCTTGAAGGCGTACGGTAGCTTCTTAGATTCGCACAAGCTTCCGGCTGTGGGTCTGGTTACGGAAATGCGGTTTGATATCAACAGCCCGACTCCTAAGCTGTTTTTCAAGCCAGTGCGTCCGGTTACCGAGGAGGAGTTCGGGGCGATCAACGAGATGCGTAATTCAGCGGAAGCGGCTGAAGCTATTTCATTTAACGCAAGCGGGGCTAAGCCCGCACCTGTTGCACCTCTTCCTGCCGCGTTTAATCAACCAGCGCCGAAAGCTGCGGCGAAGCCCGTGCCTGTGGCCGAAGAAGCTGTGGAAGAACCGAAAGTTGCGCCCAAGAAAGCTACCGCTTCTGCGGCGGCAGATCTTAGTGATCTGGTGAACGGCTGGGACGATTAATCGGCACGGGGGCCGTATCATGCGGCTCTCGTTTTCTATCTCACGGCTCTTTGGACAGTCATGCAAGCGAGACAATTTCTGGAGACGGTCCTAAGTAATGAGGGGTATTACTGTGGATATGGAATTAAGCTGGATTCAGATCGTGTACAACAGAAGTTCTTTACAAGTCTTGAAGCTCTTGAAACATACACCGAGTCTCTAGTCGAATCTGGGTGGAACGCTTACTTTGCACTGGCTACGTTTGAGAACTCCGGTTCAAGAACTCAGAGCAATGCTAAGCAACTAAAGTCGTTCTTTATTGATATCGATGCGGGTGAGGGTAAGCCCTACGCTGATCCGGTCGAGTGCATTCGTGCGCTGAAGTCTTTCTGTTCAGCTAATAAGTTTCCACGTCCTACGATAGTCGGCTCCGGGCGGGGTGTTCATGCGTACTGGGCTTTAACCGAGTCGATTGCGGCAACACTCTGGACGCCTGTAGCGGAGCAATTCAAAGCCCTTCTGGCATCACAAGGTATGAATGCTGATCCGGCAGTCACTG